CCTGTTCATCGGCGTCAAGTTTCATCACAGTGGTACTCCCACGATCTAAGACAATTTCTTCGTCCATCTACTCTCTAATAGGAAACTATTCAATAACCTTTAACGCACTTTAGAAAAAATATATGTATACATTATAAATGTTTAACCTCAACCGTGCTAACCGAAATGCGATCATGTCCATCATGGTCTTGATCGCTTTGATCTTTGCGCTTGGTATGATGAAATCTATCAGTAAGTATCAACCCAGACCAATCACTATCAAGGCGATCAGTGAGAAGTCCCTCTTTGACCTTGAGAATAAGGTGGAATGCGCGGCGGGGTACAAGGATGGGAGCACGTACAGTAAGGCCTTGACTCCAGGTGGCCTCTGTGGTGCCAGAGAATTGGTCAGCGATTACGCGAACTACGAGATTGAGGATGGAATCGGCGGATCTTTAATCTAAGCTAATACTAAATGGCTTTGGTGACTTCGTCCCAGACTATCCCAGATCTTGACTACGAGTATCACACCATAACCGTCGACACAATTGGCCAAGACAGTGCGAATACTTTTACGTGCCACCTTCAACAACCCCTCAAAAATGTGGTTCAGGCGAGACTTTTGGCTGCTCACATCCACTCAAATGTTGTGACTGAGCATTGTTATGTTTCCGTGGAAGAGCTGGATTCTATCTTTAGTGATCGTGCTTCAAATGTATTGACTGGGCAGGGGCACTTGAGCATGCTCCGAGGTTCATTTGCGAGTCTCATAACTGATAGTGCCACTCACAGTGCCGGCAACTCACTCATCACATTCAAGGATAACTATCCAGTCGTGACCCAATATATCGATCCAATTAGACGCATCGATCGTCTCAGTGTAACCATCCGAGATCAGAATGGGAATACCATCAAAAATTCAACAGACAATGGTGCAAACTTCTTAGTTTTTAGATTTGTGTGTAGAAAACCAAACTTGTAATTTTCTCCCTTTAGAGTAGTATAACATGTCTTCTGGTATTGTTCAACTTGTAGCGATTGGTGCTCAGGATGAGTTCATTATGGGCAACCCAGAGATATCGTTTTTTAGTTCAACCTTCAAACGACACTCTAATTTTTCACAATCCGTCGAGAAACAGACGATACGCGGAGATGTGAAAAATAATTCAATGTCAAGTGTTCAAATTGAGAGAGCTGGGGATCTCTTAGGCTACATCTATTTGACGATAGACGACACAACACAAGCCCTCGATACGTCTCGATGGGATCTCCTCATTGATAAAATTGAACTTCTCATCGGTGGTTCAGTAGTTGATACACAGGATTCCATATTTACAGAAAAGATTGCGATTGATACTTTTGCCCAAAATGTATCTCGGAGTGCCATCGGTACACACCCAGGTGTACACGCACGTTCCTACTTTTATCCCCTCCGTTTCTTCTTCTGTGAGGGGCCACAGTGTGCCCTTCCCCTCGTCGCCCTCAACTATCACAATGTGGAATTGAGAATTCACTGGGGTTCCCAAGCGGCAGACTATAATTTTGAAATGTATGCCAACTACTATTACTTGGACAATGAAGAGCGGGGCAACATCGCGACACGCACACACGACCTTCTCATCACCCAAGTACAAAAGAACCTTCCAAGTGGCGAAACTGTCCAAGATCTCACTTTCAATCACCCAGTGAAGTATCTCGCATCTTCTGATACATCCACACATGGCGCTCTCACATCACCAACAAACAAAGTTAAATTGAGTATCAATGGTGTTGAACTCGGAAACTATAGATGGGGAAAGCCACACTATATTGATGTCATGAATTATTACCACACAAACTTTGTGACATCCCCAGATTTCTTCCTTTACTGTTTCTGTCTTATGACAAGCTCTCTCCAGCCCACAGGAACCTTAAATTTCAGTCGCATCGAGTCGGCGAAGATTATGAGTGAGGGGGCAGTTATCAATGACCCAATTTACGCAGTAAACTATAACATCCTTCGTATACAAAATGGAATGGCAGGTCTCCTCTACGCAAATTAATTTACCCCCCTATATTAAATGGTCAAGAACTTACCAGCAGTAGAGAGATCTACCAAGATTCGGTTTGGTAAGCATGTACCTGATTCCACAGAACAGGAAGAAAATACCATTGTCTTCAATGCAAGTAATGTTTTGGTTTCAACACCGTACAGTAACTCCGTGTATTTATCACCTATCAGGAATAGACCCGATTATACACCTCCAGAAGTTGTACTTCTCATGTATGATCGTAATACTAAAGAGATTACAGAATCTGGTGAATCTGCAAATGCCCTCGTTGGTGGTGCTACACTCGCTCTCACAGTAAATCGTGCTAACGTAACGTCAAATACTGTTCAGTTTAGATTTTCCGAGAATAATACGGGCTTTGTTACAGATTCAAATGTTGGGATATCAAACTTGTTACCTCAACATACAGTGAGTGTTGGTTCAAATCTCTACATTGATGAGTTTGGTTCAAATGTTTTAGTTGTTTCTGGAAATGTTGCGATTTTGCGGGATGTGGTGATCGATGGAAATCTTCGCGTTAATGGCGATACGACAGTCATTTATACAGAAAATACCACAATTAAAGATGCTTTCATCGAACTTGGCCAAAATAATAATTCGGGTGATACCACACTTGATTTGGGTATTTTGATGCATCGTCCAGATGTATTGTCAAATGTAGTTATTGGGTATCGCGAAGGAACCGATGAATTTGCGATTGCTTATACAGATTCAAAACCAAGTGATAAGATATTCACACCAAAGATAGATGAAGATATTAATGTACATGTCTACGGTCTAACCCATGTAGATGCCAATATTTATGCGCACGAGGACCTCATTGTCAATGGAAATGTATACGTATCCCAAAATGTCTCAATTACCGACGAATTGACCGTCTCTGGAAATGTCTACGCCGATAAGGATCTTGAGGTCTTGGGGAATGTCTATGTGGATGGAAATGTTATGGTCTACAAGGATCTCCTTGTAACGGGAAATGTATATGTATCTGAAAATGTTTCTATTATGGAAGAGTTAACCATCTCTGGAAATGTGTATGCCCAAAAGGATCTTGAGATTGTGGGCAATACCTATGTATCTGGGAATATTTTGGGTACTAAGGAGTTAACTATCTCTGGAAATGTGTATGCCCAAAAGGATATTGAGGTTGTGGGCAATACCTATATGAGTGGTAATGTTGTGGCCTATAAGGATCTCCTCGTCGATGGTAATGTGTACGTGTCCCAAAATGTCTCAATCATAGAGGAATTGACTATCTCTGGAAATGTGTATGCCCAAAAGGATCTCGAAGTTGCGGGCAACACCTATATGGGTGGTAATGTTGTGGCCTATAAGGATCTCCTTGTCAGTGGGAATGTGTATGTGTCCCAAAATGTTTCAGTCACTGAAGAATTGACCGTCTCTGGAAATGTGTATGCCCAAAAGGACCTCGAGGTTGTTGGGAATGTTGTGGCCTATAAGGACCTCCTTGTCAGTGGAAATGTCTACGTGTCCCAAAATGTCTCAGTCACCGAGGAGTTAACCGTCTCTGGAAATGTGTATGCCCAAAAGGACCTCGAAGTTGTTGGGAATGTTGTGGCATATAAGGACCTCCTTGTCAGTGGAAATGTCTATGTGTCCCAAAATGTCTCAATCACCGAGGAGTTAACCGTCTCTGGAAATGTATATACCCAAAAGGACCTCGAAGTTGTTGGGAATGTTGTGGCCTATAAGGACCTCCTTGTCAGTGGGAATGTCTACGTGTCCCAAAATGTCTCAGTCGCAGAGGAGCTGACTGTCTCTGGAAATGTATATGCCCAAAAGGACCTCGAGGTTGTTGGGAATGTTGTGGCCTATAAGGATCTTCTTGTGAGTGGGAATGTCCATGTATCCCAAAATGTCTCAGTCGCAGAGGAGCTGACTGTCTCTGGAAATGTATATGCCCAAAAGGACCTCGAGGTTGTGGGCAACGTCTATGTCGATGGCAATGTTGTAGCCTACAGGGATCTCCTTGTGAGTGGGAACATCTACGCGTCCCAAAATGTCTTTGTCACCGAGGAGCTAACTGTCTCTGGAAAT